GAACTCGGTTCGACTTCTATTGGCCCACACTCGCACACATCGGCGAGCAAGCAGTACTCAACAAAGAAATCTATGCCCAAGGCGACGCAAATGACGATCTGGTATTCGGCTATCAAGAACGCTGGGCCGAATATCGCTACAAACCAAGCAAACTAACTGGACTCATGCGCTCAGAAGTAACAAGCGGCGCATCATTGGATGTCTGGCATTTAGCCCAAGACTTCGATTCACTTCCGACCCTCGGCGATACATTCATACGTGAGAATCCGCCGGTTGACCGCGTTATCGCGGTAACGTCGGAACCCCACTTTATTATGGACAGCTATCTGCAATGCCGCACAGTGCGGCCAATGCCTGTCTACTCGGTGCCGGGTCTTGTGGATCACTTCTAAAAAAATGGGAATGGTAAGCGGGGGTTAGCCGGGAATTTCAAAACCGGCTTGCCTAGCGGCCCGAGACCCCCGCAAGCCATAAAAAAAATGCTACCAGCAGCACTGGCAATACCTGCGATAACACAGATCGCAACATCAGCGTTCGGCGCGTATAGCGCCAGCAAGGAACGCAAACAACAGGAAAAATTCCAACAGGCCGAAATCGACTCGGCCAAACATATCAATGAACGTCAGATTCAATTGGCTCAGGAACAAATGGGCTTCCAAGAACGGATGTCCAATACAGCCCACCAACGCGAGGTCGCAGACCTTCGCGCCGCCGGTCTCAATCCAATATTATCTGCAAACCACGGCGGCTCATCGACACCAGCTGGCGCCATGCCAGTACTGCATCAGGAACGCTCAGGCACAACAGCCAACAAAATCGCAATGGCACAATCTGCGGCTAGTCTTAGGCAAATGGCCGCCTCCACCATGAGCGAAATTCAAAAAGGCAGGTTATTAGGCGCTGAAGCACAAAGCGCCGAGGCTGCCGCTCGCGTCGACCGACGCATATCTGAAATTGACGAACAAATCTATTCTGGAAGGTTCGGAAAAGCGGCAAGATGGGCCGAAAAATTAACTAAACCATTTAACGGCTTCTTAGGTGGCTTCCTGGGAGGAAGCCTCACTGGAAACCAACGTCGTAATGATTTTAGGCAAAGGAGATGGGAATAATGAGACCAGGCGACCAAGGCCGCCGGCGGCGGCTCTCGAGTCCTCGAAAGGACAAACGTATATTCTCGGCAACAGCACAGGGCGCACATCCGGTAAACAATCAGCGCGCGCCGATGCGCGGCGGCTGGCGGTTATAGATGCATGCCGTGCTACTATCCCATAACAGCATGGTATTCTATTGAAACAAACCCGGAAACGGGAAAGCGGCCGCTCACTTGGAGTGCAAGCAAAGCATGCGTGGACTTACCGCAGGTACAGGTCGCTTGCGGTCAGTGTATAGGCTGCCGCTTAGAACGCTCTCGACAATGGGCCATACGCTGTGTGCACGAAGCTCAATTACACAGCGAAAACTCATTTATAACGCTCACATTCGACGATGAACACCTGAACAAATCCGGTACACTTGTAAAAGCCGACTTCCAAAAATTCATGAAACGGCTAAGAAAAAAAACCGGAAAAAAAATCAGATACTTTCATTGCGGCGAATACGGCGACAAATTCAAAAGGCCCCATCATCACGCTTGCTTATTCGGGTACGACTTTCCCGATAAAAAACTATGGCAGGTACGCGATGAAGTGCGACTGTACCGCTCTGCGGAACTCGAATCACTATGGACGGATCCCAAATCCGGCCAAGCTCTCGGATATTGCACCATCGGTGATGTTACATTTGAAAGCGCGGCATACGTCGCGCGTTATTGCACTAAGAAAATCAACGGCAAAAGGGCCGTGGCCCACTATGGAGGCCGCGAGCCCGAGTATGTGACTATGAGCAGACGGCCAGGGATCGGGAAAGATTGGTTCAAAAAATTTAAGGACGACGTATACCCCCAAGACTATATGGTCATCAGAGGTGGAAAAAAATGTCGTCCAGCAAAATACTACGACAGAAATTACGAATTGACCGACCCGCAACAGTATGCGAAAATTAAAAATCAACGTCAAAGAAAAGCAATTGACAATCCAGAAAACAACTATTTAAGAAGGAAAGTGAAAGCAGAGCTGGCGCACAATCGGGCTGCCCAACTCAAGCGAGGGTACGAGACAGGAGACACGCAGTAATGGAACAAAATGTATATAGTGTGTTCGACTTCAAGGCACGGCAATACGCCGCGCCTTTTTTCATGCTCAATGACGGCCAAGCAATTCGCGCATTCGGCGACGCCGTCAACGACAAAACAACCACGCTCAACAAACATCCCGAGGATTACGCCCTTTATCGCATTGGCGTATTCGATACATCGATCGGAAAACTTATAGCGGTTGTCGAACCTATTCACTTATCAAGAGCTACGGATTTCGGTCCTATGATTAATCGTCCAGCTTTGGACGTAATAGAAAACCCGAAGGCACCGGGCTATCCAGATTTAAAACCGAAAGAAAAAATGGGAGCAAAAAATTAAATGCGTACGAAAATCGCAGGACGTTTCGCTTTCGAAAAACCGCCGGGCATCGTATTTAATCCGCTCAATCCGCGTGATCGTTCACGTACGCAACAGCATTTCAAAGATGAATCGGACATCAACAAAATTATCGCTAATTATAGAAAAACGGGGGTCCTCACGGACCCCCTACGCGCGCCGTCGCGCACGCCCTATTACGGCGACTTTACGTCGCTGGGCGATTATCACACTCAGCAAAACGCGGTCATTAATACTCAAACGCGCTTTAACCGCCTTCCGGCTCATATTCGGGATCGTTTCGAAAACGATCCCACGACTCTAATTACTTGGATCAATGATCCCAAAAATAAAGAAGAAGCCGAGAAGCTCGGCCTTCGACCAAAGGATACAACCAAACTCTATGAAAGCCCGACAATTCCTCAAGGCGCTATTGCGCAGCCTGCTGGAAACGGCGCTGCTCCTGCTGGTACAGGATCGCAACCGGCACAAAAGTGACGAGAAAAAAGGGGAGTCAGACCAGGCCTCTACTTGATGTAACTGGTCTGACTGACACCAAAAGTTACTTTTGGGGTCAAAACAAAAAAACAAAATAGGAGCTTCAGCATACATGCGTCTACCATCAGCAAATTATAATAAATTCGCCGCTGTACCCCAAGCAAACATTCAACGCTCGGCATTCGACCGAACGCATACTTATAAGACAACATTCGACGCGGGTTACTTGATCCCCTTCTATATCGATGAGGCCCTACCCGGGGACACATTTAATATGACGAACACATTGTTCGCCCGCCTCGCAACTCCAATCGTCCCGATCATGGACAACATGTATCTGGACACATTCTACTTTGCGGTTCCTTACCGCCTTATTTGGGACAACTGGCAAAAATTCTGCGGCGAGCAAACGGACCCGGACGACAGTACGGATTACCTCATACCTCAAATCGAAGCTCCTGACACAACCGGATGGACAACCGGAACTCTTGCCGATTATTTCGGCTTACCTACTGGCGTCGACAACATCAGCGTTTCGGCGCTACCATTTCGTGCATACAATTTGATATGGAACGAATGGTTCAGATCACAGGTACTCCAAGACTCACTTACCGTTCCAAAAGACGACGGCCCCGATCTTGACGCGACTTACGCATTAGAGCGTCGCTGCATACGTATGGACTACTTCACGTCATGTTTACCTTGGCCGCAAAAAGGCCCTGGCGTGGAACTGATCATCGGCGGTTCAATACCCGTATCGGGAATCGGTAAAGAAAATCAAACGTGGGACACTGACGGAAAAAACGTCTATGAGACCGGCCAATCGGCAACGGTCAATTATGCACACTATCGAGAAATTAATCCGGTTTCTTCCAACTACAAATTCTTTATGGAAGAAGACCCCGATAACGCAGGGTTCCCCGGTATCTTCGCAAACCTCGAGGATGCAATCACCATCAATGCACTACGTCAGGCATTCCAATTACAAAAACTATATGAGAAGGACGCCCGCGGCGGCACCCGGTATATCGAAATTGTCCGCGCCCACTTTGGCGTGGACTCCCCGGACCTTCGAGCAACTCGCCCTATTTATATGGGCGGCAAATCAACGCCTGTCGTAATTAATCCGGTTCAACAGACCTCATCAACAGACGCTACAACACCTCAAGGAAACCTGGCAGGTTTCGGCACCGTAGCCTCGGTGCGCGAGGGCTTCGTTCAATCATTCACCGAGCATTGCGTCGTAATGGGTCTCTGTATGGTCCGCGCCGACTTAACGTATCAGGAAGGCATTGAGCGGATGTGGAGCCTTCGAACTCGGTTCGACTGCTATTGGCC